AATCCACCGATAATATCTAAAAAGTTTTGTCCTTGTTTTCCACTATAAAAACCTTGTTGTGGTGCAGGTTCTGGAGGAGACATCATACCTCCTTCAGGCATATCAGGCATAGGATCAGCTTCACCTTGACCTCCTCCACCTTCTACAGGCATTGTAGTAAATACATCTTCTTCATCTGGTTTTCTAAAGAAAGACTCAAAACCTTCTGTTCCTCTTCTATCTCCTTCTTCTTGACCAAACATTTGATAATGTTGTTTAGCAACATCGTCATAAGTAAGACCTTCTTCATTAGCTACTCTGTCTTGTGCATTTTTAAATACATCTTTATTCTTAGTAAGATAATCTAATGATTCATCACTAATATTAGGTTGTGTTTCTAATATTTTAGCTGCATCATAATATCCTTCTGGTCCTGCAATTACACTTGGATTACCTTCTTCATTTACAAGATCAGGAAGTCTTTCTTGAGCTAAATATAAACCATCACCCATTCTATCTTCTGTTTTACCAAACTCTGTAAAATGTTTTCTTGAAGCATCTATAAGTTCTTTAGGATCTAAAGTAGGTTTACCTCCTACAATACTCGATAATACATCTGGATTATTAGATAAATAATCTAAAGTAGGTTGGTCAAGTGCCATTCCATATTGTTGCCTTAAAGCTCTTGCAACTTGTCTAGGCTCTTGATAATTTTCTGGTGATATGTCAGGCAACCCTCCCTGATTAAGATGTACTGGAGTTCTCATTAATCCACCTTGTGCAACGGCAGATACAGCATAGGCAGGTTTACCTTGTAGTGGGTTAGGTCTGCTATTACGTTGTTCAATATACTTATCAATAAACCCTACACCAGCTACATAGGTTTTATCCTCTTTTTCTGGGCTTAATTCTTCTTTAACTTTTTTAGATAGTTCTTTAAATTCTTCAATCTGATTTTCTGAATCAGTTCCTGGATCACCTACATCTGCATCTGGACCTGCTGGACCTGTGTCATCCGATTGATCATTTGGATTTCCACCAACACCTGGTCCTGCAGCATCTGCTGCTTCTGCTGCAGCCTCATCTGCATCATCATTTCCCTCACCTGTTCCCATAAACACTGGGATACCTTCTGGACTTAGCTTTTGCTCACCGTTCTCATCTAATCCTCTACCTGCTTCCTGTAGAGCTTTGATCTCATCTTCCTGTAGGTAAGCCATTAAATGAGGTACACCATCAAATTCTTGCGCTACAGGAGCATTCATCATAGGTGCTTCTGGCATTGGTTCAACTTCTTCTGGAGCCATTTCATCAGCTAACTCAGGAGGCATAGCCATTTCAGGTTCTTCAGATGGCATCTCTTCCATCATCATACCTTCCATTTGCATAGGCATACCACCTTCTTGCATAGCCATTCTAAGACTTCCGTCTGGTCCTATAACCATACCACCTTCAGCCATTACTGGTTTATTCTCTGGATTAAGTATAGGAGAAGTAATTGGACTGTCTTTATCAGTCATACCACCCTCTGCCATTTGAGTCATCATGGGATCTACCTTTTCTATTTGTACTGTTTCTATTATTGCTACTTTATCGTCAGATTTTTCTTTCTGATCTTCTTGAGGTTTTTGAGGTCTACCATCCTCATCTACGTCTACTATAAGTCCTTCATCCTCCATACAAGCTAGACCATGTTTAGCTTCTTGCATCATTGCTCGTATTTTATCTAGCCCAACATATCTTACGACATCTGCTGGTATTACAAATTCTCCCTCAGAGATCATTGCAGGTATATCGTCTGCTACTTCTGATGGTGTTGAACCTACTGGTGGATCGTTTTTCATAGCTATGGGTACTTTCTATCTGCTGCTGCTTTAACTTCTATCTGCATATCTCTTATCTTTCTTAACATATGCAATTTACCTTGAGCTTTCCACATCTGCACTTCACTTTCTCCTTGCTCAAACTCTCTAATTATATCATTAATCTTACTGTCTATGTAGCTTTGAAATAGCTCATTGAAGTCGGGTTGATTGACCAGTGGGAGGAGTGACTGGGCGAGGTTGCGGTGCATTGGCGGCTCCTTGTTGTGGTGCAGGTCTACGTTGTTGTTGTCCAGCATTAGCTCCACCACCTGTTGGGAAACCTTGCTGTCCTGGTCCTGGAGCAGTACCTACACCTATATTACCTCCTCCACCTCCAGTAGGATCGTTTGGATTAGCTCCTGCTGGTGGACCTTCTGGTTGCATCTGTTGTTGCATCTGTTGCATTAGTACTGCCTGACGCATTGCTTCTTCTGGATTGTTTGTAATCTTATCTACATCCAGATCCATTGTTCTACCGATCTCCCTCATAATATATGGGAACTTGGCAAATGGGGCGAGGACAGGATTACTTGCAATTTGTAAGAATGTTATTAGACGTTGTGATCTAACTTCATTCTTCATAAAGCTCTCTGTACCTCTAGCCCTAACTTCTAAATCACCTTTGATCTCTGAGTCAAAGTCAAACTGCATATTAAATGCAAATAATGCTTCACCCATAGGACGTAACATATAGTCATCTATATTCTTGATAACTGTACGAATAGAACTGGTGGCTGCTCCCATTAGCATTGAGATACCTGATGCGGTCCTACCAGTACCTTGAACACCTGTTTGCCCATATGAGTAGGAAGGTAATCCAGTTGACTCATCAGCTAATACCCTAGCCTTGTCAAACAACTGCATATTCTCACTACTTACATTAGGAAACTTAGTACCAAAGATAGCCTGTCCTGGTGCGCCACCTTGTCTCCTGAAAATTTTTCCTGGATATACTGTCAAGTCTTGGCCTGGAACTAGGTTAGACTCATCTACTTCTATAAGTAAGTTACCAGACAATACCGCATTATCAACAGCAAGACGCATAAAGCCATTCATCAATGTCTGAGTATCATCCATGTTCTCAGCTAAACCAATACCAAAAAAACTATATGGGTTAATTTCGTATGGTGCGGAACAGTACGGAATACGCTTGGGTGTAAATGGATTTATTACTAGTCGTAGTATTTCATCATTACATACCCAACAGTTGATCTGTATCTCTTCTTTCTTTCGTAGTTCTTTTGGTAGTTTGATACCTGCTTCTTTAGCTATCTCAGTATCTACTGTACCCCAGAACTCTACAACCTCAAATCTTTCTACTCCACCGTAGGAATCACCACCGTCAGAGTCTATACCATAGCTATCTGATTCTATGTCATCTTCCCACCACTCACGAGTATAACTCTCACCATACTCTATGGCTCGTTCTATTGCTTTCATTCTAAAGAATGGACGCTTCTTTAATGCTCTAACCTGAGATCGTGTCATACGATGACGCTCAATAACATACATAGAGTCTTCCATGTTAAGAGCATCAGGATCTGGGTAGAAGTTCCATATAGATGTATACTCTACTTTAGGTATAGTCTTAACTAATGGCTCATAGTCACCCTCATCACTCCAATTAGGATATTCTTTGTTAAAGGCAAACGGACCCTTCATTATACCTGTACCAAACAGGACACATTCAAATGCAGAAAACCTAAGATGCTTGGTAGCAGCTGACTCTTCTAACTGATCTCTAATCTTCTTCTCCATTTTCTTAGCAGCAATCATAGCTGGTTCAAATGTAATAGAAGATTGAGTTTGACCCACACCTTTTTCTAGGTTTTCTATGTCTTTTAATTTGTTTTCTAGTGGACCCAACTTGGCTAATAATGTATCAGCAGTATCACCAGCATTAAAGTCTTTACCATCACCATTAAATCCATATACTAATGGAAGATCAGGCATTTCTGGCTCTTCTTCCATACCAGTAGGTTTTTTAGGATCTATATGGGCAGCATCAACTACACCCTCTGGTAATGTAGTAGGTTCTACACCTATTGGAAATCTATTCTGGCTAAACAGTACATCACATAATTGACTAAACGCTGCTAGTACTTTTGTTTTAGTTACCTTAATAAAGACACGAGATTTCTCAGCATCTGTAAACTTGACATCAGGACCATAGATACCTCTATAGTTTCTATAAGATTGTAACCATCGTGTCTCATCTGTATATCGTGCAGTCTTAGCAGTTGTAAATTTCTTGTCGATATAACTTATAAGATCATCATATTCAGTAGATTGATTAGAATCTTCTAGTGCAGTATTTTCATCAGTATCTAAAAAATCATCAGCCATTTAGTATCCAAACATATTATCAGAAGGTTTCCAGCGTTGTTTAGGAATATTTTCCCATGCTGTAGTCTTATTTATTGGTCTTGACATTACCATATACCTTAGTGCGTCATATAGGTGGTCTTCAGATTTTGTATCTACATCCTCTGGATTACGTCTATCTAACGGTAGTGCAGGTAGCTGACTTATTAAGTTACGACAACTATCCATTATAATTAGTTTAGGTTCTTCTGTATCTTCATCTAACTGTAGACGCTTGTGCATCTCTATCTTACCTGCTACCCTAGATCCTGGAGATCTGTCAGAAGGTCTAAACCTACATCCTTCTCTATTCATAGCCTCCGCAATAGATGGGCCTACATCACCTCGTTTGGCCCAACAGGAACTGTCTAGTACAGCATCATATATCTTACCGTCACCCTCTTCAGCATCTAGTATAGCCCATGCTAACTTGTCTGCTGTCAGTTTATTAACATATAACTCACGATAGATCCAAAGAACATCGTCGTAATCAATAGCTCCCCAAAGAACAGCAGAATGAGAAGAATAACCAAAGTCGCATGATCTGATCTTAGTCCAGCCACTAGGTATTTCAAATGCTTCGACAGTGTGAATATCTTTATCAAATTCTGGAAACGCTCCATCCTCGACAACATCCCAATTCCCATATAAAAACTGTTGGCGTTTGGCCTCTGGTAGTGACCCCAACATTGATACATAACTATGGTCTTGTGTCAAGTACGGATTATCCCATACTGACGCTGCAATAAACTTACGACTAATACCAGATACTATTTCCTGTCCATTAGCAGTAAATCTTACTTCTTCTACAAACCTTTTACCGTGTGGTGCAGGGTCTATAAACATCTTCTTAACCCATGCAGATCCGATATTTCCTGGATTACCAGTTGCCCTCATCTGCAAAGGTATACTTGTATCTACTGTTCTTAACGATGACCTAAGAAAATGCCATATATCTGAGTTGCCATATTGCGGAAGCTCGTCCACACCGATCCATGTATATGATTGGCCCTGATATCTAAGTGCATCTTGTAAGTTTTCACAGTATCCAAACTCTATTCTTGCTCCACTTGGAAAGTGCCAAGTGTTTTCTTGTGCCTTAAACTTAGCACCTTTAAATGCTTTGGGATATATCTGTTGTGTCTGGAAGATAACATCCCTTAACTCTGGCATAGACCTACGCAATAGTAATGCCCTATGTGCAGGTTTATGTGCAAACCTTAATGGTGCTATTAGTAGACTATAGGTTTTACCACCACCTCTAGCCCCACCATAAAATACTTCTCGTTCTCCTGCTGCCAGAAACTCTGTCTGTGGACCTTTATTAGGTTCAAATGCAACTTCCTGTTCTGGTGCAACTGTATCGTTAGGAAACTCAAATGTCTCTTGTTCTATATCACTAGGTTTAGCAATGGCTTTTTTAAGTCTACGTTTTGCCTGTTCTGCTTTAATGCTAGTCTGTTTAACTGTATTCTTGAGTCGTTTGACTTTCTTCTGTTGTTTGTTGAGATTGGCTTCTCTTTTTTCTCTACGAGCATCGAGTTCTTCTTTTGTCCAAGCCAATTTGTGTAATCGGGTAGCAGATAGTTTCCTATTGGTTTCATTCTCTAACCATCCTGCAACCTTTCTTACTGGTTGTTGATCTTCTCTAATCTTTACTATAGCTTCTTCTAGCTTGGTCAATACCTTTTTATCTGGATAATAAAAAGATTTGTCTTGACCTTTCTTAGCTGGATCATAACCATACGGCGTTATACCTACGGCTGGTATTGGTTTAGTCTTACTCCTCGTCTTCATCTTCGTCTTTATTTAGTGGAGGTAAAACTACTACGGCTGATGGTGTACCCTTATGCTCTATCTTTTCAGTACGGACTAACCCTACTCTGTCTAGTACTTCTTTAGACGCTGCTAGTCTTTCCCTGTTACCTAATGCACTAGGATCATCAATGACGTTGACCATAGACAGTACGGCTTTAGGTGCATTGGCTGCTAGTACATATTCGGCTCGTTCTATTATTTCTTCTTTGAGCCTTTTGATTATTCTGGCAGGATACTCTGCTTTAGAATACCCTGCACTATCCATAGCAGCCCGAAAGTTACCGTTAGCTTCGTTAAACAAAGCGTCTAGGAATAGACTTTCTTTTTCAGTTAGGCTAGTCTTCACTTACCCATACCTCTTCTGGTAAATCCACCGTTTCTCATGCCATATGTTTTCTTAGCACCTTTGTAGATTCCACCTTTACCGAATGCCATACCACCTTTATAAAGATTTAAATCATCTTCTGGGTTACGCATACCCTCATCAGTAGAGTCTACAGTAAATTCACCAAATTTTGTTTTATACTTTCTTATGCCTTGCTCAAGAGGTTTTAATGTGCTTTTAGTTTTATTGAGTTGGCTTTTACGTCTACGTTTTACGTCTTCGCTTTCTCCTTTAGCTTTCTTAGTACCTAGTTGAGTTTCTTTTTTCTGTGTGTCGCTAACTGTTTCAGAGTCACTCTTATTACGAGGATTAGCTTTAGGCTTGGGAGGCGTTTTACCACCACCAAATTCATCTACTGTTCCAGCCCTATTAGGATTTTCTTTAACTTTTTTAGGTTCTTTTTTATCTCTATTAGCTAATATAGCTGACCCTATTGCAGTTGCTAATCCTCCACCACCAACAATTTTAGCAGTTGTGGATAAATCAGTAATATCTTTAGGGTTAGTCTTAGGTTTAGTATTAGTCTTAGGTTTAGCAGTAGTCTTAGGTTTAGCAGGAGTTTTACTTTTATTTAAGGCTTTAGTTGCTTTAGTTTGAGTTTTACTCACATTACTTATAAGTTTACTATTATCTAATTTTCCAGCTGCGTCTTTAATCTTTTTTAAAGTGCTTAATGATCCAGAGTTAACTTTAGGTAAAAGTGCATCTCTTTGTATTTTAGGTAAACCTTTTAAATAAGTATAAGAATCTTTAGATAATTTTGAACCTAGTGCTTTAGATACCGCAGATAGAGTTAAATTTACTGCTGCTTTTTTAGGGGATTTGGGAGGGGCCATTGTTTTATTTCCTTTTAGTTTGTTATATGCTGCTCGTACACCTTTTTGTACATTTTTTGGTAATTCCAGTATTAATTTAGGATTTTTAGCTATTTTGTATGCCAATCCTGCACCTGTTAAACCTAAACCTATGGTAGATAGATCATCAGCAAAACTTACTATATCATATCTGTTAGGATCATCTACAGCACTAGCATAGTCTACTTTCTTTGTTTTAGGATTATATACACCTTCTTGATATCCTGCTATTTTACCTCGTTTTAATTTATCTTTTCTGTTAGTATTTATACTTTCAATTAACTGTTTGTCTGTTTTGGTAGGCAAACCCATCTCTTTAGCTTTAGTACGGAGTGACTGTAACAGTTTTGAGTTTCTAGCAAAATCAGCATCAGTAGTACTATTAATAAAGTTTTTTTCAACTTCGTTAAGCCTACTTTTCATTCGTTTTTGTCTAAGACTTAATTTAGGAGGGGCCATTATTTTCCTTTACCAATACCATTAAATAAATCAAATAAGGTACGGACTTTTTCCTTGAGGATTTCCGTATCTGAGTGAAGTTTAGCTAAGATTACTATTAGTGTTATTAACCCGAATACGATGGGCCATATACTTGTCGCTACCTCTACTATTTCCATGTCTCATTTTCTTCTAGGTTTTCTCTTTGGCTGCATACGCCTATTCGCTGTCTTAGATATTACGGCTAGATTACTACGCCTATTATCTTGTGCATTGCCATTCTTATGATGTACTTCTTTACCCTTTGGTGGTTTTAATTTACTGTTAGCAGCATTCCGTCCTGCCCTACGTTTCTTTTGTACAGGTTTAGCATGATACTCATCATACTCTTTCCTATAGTTGCGCTTTCGTTTAGCTGTAGGAGCCACGAACTACACCCTTTTTAAGTACCTTAAGTACAAGTCCACCATTCTTTATGTTTATGCCTGATTTCTTTTTCTTAATGGGTTTTATTCCCATACTCTTTTCTTCATCTCTATCGTATTGACCACTTCTTAATGATCTAAGAAAAGCACCGTAGTTACGTTCACTACCAAACTCTTTTTTTTCTTTATCTGAGAGGCTATCCCATGTAGGTAATTTTTTATCAGTCATATTCATACCCTAATAAAAGAAAGGGGGAGGTAACTGCTTAACCTTCAACCCCTTTAAATGCAATCACTGGACCCTAGAAGGTCATACTTCTAACCACGAACCCCTCAAGATAAAGATTAAAAGTACGCAGTTTTATTAGTTTCGTATTATAACATATGTATATATCACTGTCAAGTAAAAAGTGATACTAATAACAATAATGTTTACACATAGTAGCAATATTATATATAATAAAGAGTACATATGTGTTTACATATAGTAGTTATATAGTGTATATTATAGTATAATACTTATACTCCGTATATAGTCTCGCTGATGCTCGACTAAAAAGTGATTATATCACGGATATACTGGTTTGTCAAGTGTTTTATTAGTATAGTACGAATATTACCCTATACCCCGACTTCTTGTACTATTATTTTACTGTTTTATATCAAGGTGTTGACAAGCTATTTTCGATAATTTTGTATAACCGTATATATATAACGTATAGCCCTGCCGTGGCTACCGCGTGGCCCTACTTGACCTGATTTTAATTAATTGTATGTCAAATTAATCTCGACTTTATATAAAATTTTAGACAAATTTAGTAAGTATTCGAGTAGTATTTGATTTAAACCCGACGAAATAATATTATTGGCACGGATTTTGCATACCACCACATATATATTTCTGTG